GGAACAGCCTGCACACGTCCCTGCTGGACGCCGTGAGCGCCGGCGTGGAACAGGCAATCCGCGGACGCCACCCCAAAGGCATCCCCGCGGCGGTGACCGACGACACGTTCCGGGTGTGCTGCAGGGGGGTGTTGAGGATCACCAGCGAGCCGATGCGCCGCGCCGTGATCAAGGCATCGGAGGACAGCTGCAGGGTGCCGTCCGGCGACGTGAGTGCCGAGATGAACGCCGGGCTGCTGGTCTGGTTGACCACCCCAGTGTCTCCCATGGACACGCTCCAGCCGGACGGGAGTTTCTGCCACTGCCATGCACCCACCCCGGCGCCGTCGGTGGAACACCAAGTGGCACCCGCTGGTGCGGAGACCACCCAGCTGCGCCCGGCAGCGTCGAGGGTGTCGGGCATGTCCGGTCGCCCCTTACCCGCCCCGGTGAATGTCGACGGCTGACCCGGAGGACCGGGAGGACCCGGAGGACCGGTGAACGTGGATTGGGGCACACCAGTGACGTGATCGCCCTCACGGATGAGCACGTCCCCGTCGGCCACGGTGGCAGGCACCAGCAAGGTCGTCACCGTCACCGATGGGACGGGCACAAATCCCGCCGCCGTCCACAGGTCCAGCGGGTGGTCCTGGGTGTGCTCGGCGGTGACCTGAATGTCGATGCCATCCCAGCCAAGCTCGTCGGCAAACCGCACATGCCACAGGCCGTGATACAGCCACAGGCCACACTGGCCGTTCAAGCTTAAATATCCGTCGGCGTCGAAGTCGGCGACGATCGCCTCTTGGATGACACGCTGCGACGGGTCGCCGGGGACCAGACGCCACCTGTCTGCCGGGGTGAACGTCACAGCACGATCCAGCTTCACCGGTGGCCCGTCGGGGTATGGGTCATCCTCGGGCCCCATGTCTCCGACGGCCCGGATCGCCCGGGCCGTCACCAGACCGAAGCGATACTCCTCGGGGAGTTTCGGCTCGGACATCAGCCTTCCTCCACCGGGGCGGCGCGGCGTGGAGCCGCCTCCTCATCGATCACCGCAGGGCCATCCTCGACAGCCTCTGGCTGTGGATCATCGGATGGCTCGACCACCACCGAGGCGTTCGACGGCACCGTCGCAGCCGTCGCCATGCCGGGCACCAGCACCGCAGCCACCAACGCCACCCACAGCGGGGCGGTCTTGTCATCGACCACCCCGTAGGCGATCAGCAGCGGAATCACTGCGGTGGCGATCCCGTAGATCCAGCGGCGTGCAGATAGGGGAATCGTCTTGTCGATCTGCCACATGTTCAGGCCCCCTTGCGCACCAGGTCGCAGCCATGCTTGACGGCCTTGGCGTGTCCGGCGGTGATCTCAGGCCAAGCCTTCGTGTCCCAGTTCCTGGCGATCGGATTCACATAGCCAGACGACAAAGCGCCCCTACCGGCGCCGTTGGAGAACTCGTGGTAGAAGCCGCTGACCTCGTTGAACAACAAATAGACTCGGGTTCGCTTGTCCTTGGGGTTCGGGTGATACCAGCATCCGTGCATTGTTTCTCCTTCGGTTGGGTCGATCGGTTCGGGTTTCGGAGTTGCAGGGGCAGGGCGGGGGACAGGCGTGGATCCGCCGCGTGCCATCGCCAGACAGCGGGCGATCGGAAAGGCGCCGGGATCGGTGTGGTCGTTGCCCCACACATGCTGATGGCCACACACCCCGGCGAACCGTGACCACTCAGCCGCGGTCATGCGATGGTTGTGGTTGCCCGTCCAATCCCCGAACGGCCACGGGGCCGTCAAGGGCAGCTCCCACTCCCGGTGCAGCCATGCGATGAGATCGGCGACGGCACGCAGCATCATGTCGTCGGGCCGGGTCCAATCCGTGTGGGCCCCGGACACCGTGTACTCACGGTGCGGGTTGGCTCTCGTGGCCCAGCCGCCGGTGCCCACCAGCTCCACCTGGCACACGTTCATGCGGTTGGTCGACGGCGACCCAGACGGCTGCCGCAACGCCATCGAGGCACACGGCAGGGGCCAATGCTGCCTCCACTGCGGCCTCCCACTGGTGCAGTTCAGGGTGAGGTTCGGGGCCTTGCGTCCACCGCCGAACCCCGGCCATCCACCACCCTCCGTCGTGTGCAACACCAGCACGTTAATCTTCTGCTGTTTGGGCCTGGGCACGGCTGACTCATAATTTTGTGCCGTCCGGTTGGCGGGCGGGAACCATGCTGCATGTGTCACTGCTCAACCTTTCTCCAGCCGTCCGGGTAGACATCGGGCTCCCACACGTTCGCATCGATGGTGGATTCCCACACGTCCCCGTTGAACGTCACCCGGTCACCTGTGTTGTAGGCGTCGTGGGCACCGGTGGGCTGCACCCAGTCGGCAGGCCTCACATCGCCATGCCCGTCGGGGGTGGCCTCGGCGCGCCAGCCCGACACCCCCGGCTCCCACACGTTCGCAGGCGTCAACGACAGCCACACCTTGCCGTTGTGGGAGACATGGCTGCCTTCCAAATATGCGTCTTGCACACCGGTGGGCTGCACCCATTCCGGCCACGTGCCATCTGGACGTTTTTCTCGTGCGTCGATGATTCCCGCGACCATCTGGTAGGCGCGAATATCGTCCTCCACTTGACGATGCAGTGCAGCCACGGCACGGCGATGATCCAGCTCGGCCATCAGCGCCCGTGACGTGTCCGCCAAATCCTCATCGGTCAAATCCTGCATGTTGGTCACAACATTCATTTCATGCCTCTCTCCAGGCGTGTGAGACGGTCATCGAGCCGGTTGTGTGCATCGTGGGCATCCCGGCGCAAATTCATGTCGGTGTCGGCCAGCCGGCCAATGTCCTTCGCCATGCCACGCTGCTCACCCTCGACACGGCGCAACGCATCCGCCTGCCTGTCCAGCGCGGCGCCGATCACGGACAGCTTTTCCTCGATACGGTCATTCGAATCACGAAGCGAGCCGCCGTGATTAGGTTTCATCTCGTGATTCAACTGACGGTGCAGCATGTGAACATCCGATCGTGTTTTGGCTCCCTGACGCAGAGCGCCGATAAATGTTGCGATAGCTGTCAAAACGGCGGCGAAGGCCAGCCCGTACAGGTTGAAGTCCTCGGCTGTCACGACCCGATCGCCACCCAATTAGCCGACACGGAAACACCGTTCAGCTTGTTGAAATCGATCGTTCTAAACGCCAGTGAAAACCCGGTGGTGGAAATATCGATAGCGGACACCATCACTGTATGCGTTCCTGCAGACAAGGAAGTTTTGGAAACCAACACCACCGGTGGCGCACTGAACGGTTTATTAAAAACAACAGTTTTAACATACGAGACTGATCCTTGGAAAGGCTGCGTATGGACACCGGTCTCCATGCGGGTGATGCCGATGCTCTTGACTACCGTGTCTGCGTGGTGCGCTTCCTGGGCTGCAGTGGACACGTCACTGTCGACAGCCTCCGCTAGCGCTTTCATGTCGGCGGGAACATTATCGGCATCATCCATGCCGGGAAACGGATATCCGCGTTTCGTGCGACCAGACATTAACTCTCCTTGGTGAACGTGAGAAGTGTGGAAGATATGTTGACGGCAGGCGATTCGATAAACATGGGCTGTTCGGCAGACAGGGCCAGGCTATTCGCCGCACCAGCCGCCAGTACCTGTGCCATGTCTTGGGGAAGATCAAAGAAGATGGTTTCCCCGGGTGAAACCGGGGAGGTTCTCGCAACAATATCCAATATTGTTGTGTTTCCGTTGCTGCCGGTATCAGCCAGTTTAATGGTGATCGGCGACGGCGAGAAGCCTTCACGGGTGCGCTGTATCGTCAACGACGCATGAAACTCGTTCCACTCGATTCCGGGAATCCCATACAGGATAACCACATCGTGTTTCGGGGCAAGCCGTAAACCGGAGGTGGTGGTGTTTCCCGTGTTGCTTTCACCTGTCCACCACGACGGTCGCACCGCCACCTCGGACGGCTCGGGCACATCCGGCTCAGGCACCGTTAATGTGTCCGGCATCCCCGGGTCGGTGTCCCACGCGATCGGGTCCTGGATAGGCTCGGCGCTGTTGACCGGGAACGCCACCGGCCCGGCAGCCGTCCACACCACAGCCACCGGGGTGCCCGGCGTGATCGGGCCAGACATGCGGCAGCTGACCGTGCATCCACCAAGCTCCGGGTGGGCACAACGCACCTGAACACTGTCGTCCACCGTCTCGGTAGCAACTCCGGCTGTGGGACGCCACGACACCACCCCCGCAACCGACAACAGTCCAGAAACAGAGGAGGCGACTTGCACCGTTTCACCGGCATACACGATCATGTCGGTGTCAAGATGCGCCGGGACAACATGTCCGGCGATCACCACATCGACCGGACCCGGACCGACGGTGGTGTCGACCACCACACCCCTACCCGCCCCACTGCTCTCCTGGCTACGGGCGGCTATGGCTGTTGCTAGCTGGTCACGCATTCCACACCTGCTCCCATGGCATCGACACATCCAGCTCCATATGGTCGGAGACAGAAATCTTCGTGATGGTTCCGGTCATGTCCACCCGTCCGCCGGTGACGACCGCCGTATCCATCACATCGATCGCCGGATTCACCGGGGCAGTGATGTGGACGGTGGCTGTTCGGGCTTTCATCGACGTGCGGAGCCGGTCTTCTGCCTCACGGTTCGCTGTGACGGTGGCATGCGCGGTGGGTGACGTGGAGATATCTGGGACACGCCCAAACGGTCCTCCCCATGCCAGCGGGGATGACACGTCGTAGGCTGCACCCCAAATCTCGGTTCGAGAACCATTCGTCTCCGCCTGGACAGCGGCGGCATTCGACACGCCATCGCGGGTAGCAGACGGCAGCCACGACACCCCAACATCGTCGGAAGGGGAAAACTCCCACCGGGCATGCCCAGTTTTGTCGTCGACCAGCTGCAACGCTCCCACCCGGTCGCACCACAACGTTTTCCCGGCGGCTTTCGCCACCGTAAGGGCCGCCTCAAGACGATCCTTGCCCCAATCCATGTCGGCAGGAATCCGGGTGTCGTCTGCCCATGCGCCTAGCTGGATGCCGGTGCCATCCGCAATGTGCTCCATGGCCTGGCGCACATCCACGTTTCGGGGGTGTTTCCCAGTCACCCATTTCTCGTCGGCCAGCTGTTGCAGCGTGTCGCGGCCAGTCGTGTCCAGCTGCTGCCCAGACGGGGCAAACCTGTCAGTGAAGCCCGGCTGACGCCATCCAGAGGTGCCCTGAAGGATCCACACACCGCCATCCGAAACCGAGGTTTCCTCGATGCGGAACACCCCGATGGGGCATGCAGCATGCCACGTGCGGCCAGCCTCCATCGCAGCCCTGACATGCAGCTGCTGCCCCCACGGCGCCAACGCACACAGGGGGTCTTGGGTGAACAGGTCCATCAGCGGGTCACAGATACTGCCTTTCCATTCCGATGTGACCTGGTTCCCGTCCCATGTGGCCGTCCAGGTGGCGTCGGCTACTTCCATGTTTGCCGACAGTGTTTGGGTGCCCCGGGTGGCCGTGACAAGCCATGTGATTCCGTGAGGTGATGCGGCGATCGCTTTCCATGTGTCATCGACCGGCCAGCCCATCACAGGTCACCTCGGTTGGCGTCGATATAGGACGGATATTTGGCGGCACGATCCCGATAGGTGGCGGCTGAACGCCTGGTGTCGTGGTAGGTCCACGGGTTCACCACAATCGGGATGCGGGTGCCGTCGATCTCGTCGCATTCAATCGTCCACGTGGTTTCTTCCCCGAGAACAGACTCCATCGGGGCGTACTCCGTGTCATAGTCATCTGGGCCGTCAACGACTAGGGCTGGCATGTCGCCGTCCAAATATTCCCGGGTGTCCATGAAGTCCCGCTCACGATGCTCTGAAATCGAGGTGGGGGTGAGAAACATGGTGCCGTGTGGATGACGCATGTTCGGTGCACGCAGCACCAGCACTGGGGCATCCAAAACAAGTTTTTCCAACAGCTCCGCCTGCACCAAGTCACCAAGACGAACCACGAGAGTTCGATGCCCGCCGCGGCGTCTCCTGGACACGGCTGCGGAGGGCAGCCCGGTTGACCATCCGGGGACGGAGAGCGACACATCCGCCGGGTATTCGGTGGTTTCGTCAGTTCCCTGCATGAGCGCCACATAGAGGCCTTGTGTGGGCCGATAGGGGTTGGTGATCCACGCATAGTCGTCGTCGATCATGGGAGGAAACAGCACGCTGGCGTTTGCTGATGCCAGCTGGACACCTTGGGCGTTGAACACCTGCGCCGCATAGGTGTATTCGCCCCACGCCTCCATGGTTTGTAGGGGGCAGTCCCAGTCGGCATAAAACGCCTGCGACCCGTAGAGCGGTGCCCGGTTGATGCCGCGCACCACCGCAGAGTTGGAGGATTTCCCATGGAACACGGCACGATAAATCGTGACCGTGGCTGCACCCTCCGGGATACCTTCGAGTTCCAGCGACATGTGTGGAGTCGGCTGATAGTTTTCGGTTGCCACAAGTTGCATTTATCGGCTCCTGACAAGGTTCCGTGCCGTCGCCCGATTCGCGGCAACGATTTTCGCGTCGACGGCGTTGGCGAGTCCCGGCACCGATAGGGTGATGTGAAGCCCAGACAAGTCGACTGGCCCTGGGGCGTAGCCGCCTCTGGTGCCCGCTGGTGGTGTGATGGGGCGCGGCTGCCCAGTGGCCGGGATGGCACCCAGACGGCGTCCGGTTTCCCACCACAGCTGGGTGGAACGGCTTCGCTTGCCAGAAGCCAGGGGAATGTAGGCTTCACCGCCGGTTTCAGGCTCCGACCACACTCGGATGCCCTGGCCGGAGGAGAAACCACCGTCGGCATATTTCGTCATCGTCACCAAACCCAGCTGGTCGGAAACTTTTTTCAGCTGGTTGGAGGCCGCGTTAAGACTGTTGACGGCGGTTTTCCCGCCTGCAAGCACATCGCCTGCCAGCTGCACACCAGCAGGCCCCATGCCGGCGATGGTGTCGACGTTCTCTTGTGATAGGCCCATGCCGCGGAGTTTCGCCAGCCTCCACCGGAACCGGCCGAGTTCCTTGACGCCTTCGCGCATCGATGTCGCCCAGTCCTGCCACGACCCTCCGGCCCTATAGTCCTTGGCCATGGTGTCGCCGGCCTGCGCAGCCGACCGGGCCAGGGCGTCGGCGGCTTGACGTGCCTTCTCTGTGGCGTCACGCTCTTTCTCCTTGGCCTTGCTGAGGGCCTCACCAAGCTTCTTCTCGGACTTGGAGTGGCGGCGGCGTGCATTCCACCAGGCCCGCGAGGCGCGCTGCCGTGCCCGGGTGGCGTTGGCGGCGTCACGGACGGCCTGAACATAGTCGGCCAGTTCACCGGTGGGTCTGGCCTCGATGTTGAGGATCATGCGGGCTTGTGACCCGGTGATGCCGCCGTTTGCGAACCACTGCACCGACCCTCCCAGACGTTGCACGGCTTGCGCGGCGATCATGCGGGAGCGGCCCCGCTTCGACCGTGCAAACGGAATATAGGCTTCGCCTTCGGTTTCCGGTTCTGCCCACACCCGGTAGGCACCGGCTTTGGCTATCTGCGGATCATGCCTCTCATACATGCCCCCGTTGGCGTGAAACAGTCCCTTCACCGCGGAGGCCACATTGCCTACGGTGTGCACCACCGCGGTCACCGTGGTACGCAGAGGACGCGTCAGAGCGTTCAGCGCAGATCTGGCGCTGCCCGTGTTCGCGGAGGCGGTCACCCGGGCATGCTTACCGTTCACCCAATCCGCCGCCTTGCCGACGGCACGCACCAAACCGGTTGCCTGAGTCGCACCCGGGGCCGAGGTGACCACACGAGGATGCTTCCCGGCCACCTGAGAAGCCATCGACCTGACACGATTCAGCAGGCCATGCGCCTGCGTCGCACCCGGGGCGGAAGTGCGCACCACGGCTCTTTTCGCAGACACCCCTCCCGCTGCAGACATGATTCGTCCCAGCAGCGAGGTGGTGCGCCCAGCCGACGGTGCCGACGTGTGAACCGTCGCCTTCTTGCCGTTCACCCGGTCAGCAGCCTTGCCAACCCTGTTCAGCTTCCCCTCGGTGTCTCCGGTGTTCGGCAGGTTCAACTTCACCGTGGCAGATTTGCCATCCAACTCCTGAACCTTGGCATCCGTCTTCCGCAAACCGTCATAGGTGCCATCCGTGTTCTTCAACCCCAGTGGGATGAGAACCGACTGGCCCTCCAACTCGTCCACCCGGTATTTAATGCCATCGATTTCCACCATCGTGCCGTACGCATCCGGGGCGGAAGTGGTCACCAAAACATTCTTGCCATCCAATTCGGTGGCATGCTGATCCAAAACCGTCAGCTGCTTCTCCGCACCGCCCTGCACCGTAGCTTTCATGTTGATCGGGGCAGAATCCGAGATGCGGCCGTACGAGCGTCGGATGTCGTCGATAGCCTGCCGGGCCGGCTCCAAACCCTGCGTTTCGGCGATCAGGGAAACCTTCTTCTGATCCTGAGTGGTCAGCCGCTCCATGTCGGTTTTCAGTGCGGTGATCTGGGTGGCGTCGGTGACACCCTTGATCTTCACCGTCACACCGTCCTTGGTGGACCTGGTGATTCCGGCGATCTGCTGCTGGAACTGGGTTGCTTGCCCCATGGCCTTGTCGAAACCGTCGGTTTTCGCGGTGGTGGCGATCTGGACCTGCTTCTCCTTGGGCAGCTTGTCCATCTCGGCGCGCAAATGCTCCAGATCCCCGGTGGTGGCACCCTTAATCTCCAGCTTCACACCAGCCTTCGTGGCGGTGGTGCGCACCGTGTTCTGAAACTCTTGCAGCTTCCGCCTCGCGCCGTCGAGGTCGCCGGTGTTGAACTTGAGCGCCACCTCCTTGGCGGCCGCCTTCGACAGCCCCTCCAGCTGTTGACGCATGGCGTGCACCTGCGCCGATGTGATACCGCCCTTGGCTTCCAGCTTCACACCGTGCCGGGTGGTCTCCTGCAAACCTTTGGCCTGCTTCTCCAAGTCCTTGGCTTGCGCCATGGCCTCTTTGAAGCCTTTGGTTTTAGCGGTTGCCAGCACCCGGGTTTGCTTGTCCTTGGGAAGCTTCAGAATCTCTCTGTTGAGGGCCTCAACCTCGCCTTTCTTGCCGCCCTTGATGACGGTTTCCAGCTGGATACGCTTCTTGTCGGGGACGATACCCAGCGATTTGGCGAGTTTCTCGTTTGCCACCGCAGCCCGGTTCACTGACGACGGGATTTCTCCACGCAGCCAGCCGGCGTATTCCCGGGCTGACAGGCCGGTGACACCCAGCTGTTTTGCCGTGTCTGCCAGCCCGGCCTGCACCTTCGGGAACAGCGACATCAGCCGGTCATCCGATATGCCGTTGTGTTTGGCCATGTCGGAGATCTGTGTCCAGTTGCGTTGCAGATCATTCCAGGCATGCGACGAGGCGAACTGGGAAATGGCCTCGTCGTATTTCGCCAGCTGCGCCTTAGACTGCTCCGTCAAATCGGCGTTGGCACCCACGAAATGCGCCAAATGGTCAGACTGCCGCTGCCAAAAGTTGCGGTTTGCCCCGGAAGCACGGTTCATGGCATCACCGAGGCCGGTCAGGTTTTCACGCAGTGGCCCGAAACCGCCATCGTTGACCTGCTTCAGCTTGTCGTCAAGGTCGACAATGCCGAGTTTCGCCTGCTCCGCCCATTCGGTGGTGGAGCCCAGCTGCCTGTCAATGTTGGCCGCCCAGTCGGCGTCATGCTGATGTGCCCATGCCACTGCCACAGCACCCAGCCCGGCAGCAACACCAAACAGTTTGCCAGACAGCCCTGCGGTAGCCCCGCCCACCCCAGACATGGCCTTGCCTGCCGCGGTCACACCGCCGGCCGCCTTAGAAGCCGGGCCACCAATGCCAGCAAACGCCCCAGCGATACCGCCGATGGAGCGTATCGCCTTCACCGCGAGACCAACATCCTTGAAGGCGCGAGCCACCTTGCCAACCTGACCTGCCGCGATCAGTGACACGCCGCCGAGCGCACCGATCTTCAAAATCATCTCCTGCGTGTGAGGAGACAGTTTGGCGAACCGGTCGGCGTACCCGGACACCTTTTGCGCCGCCCTGCCCAACACTGGGAGGGCAGCCTGCCCCACGTTGATGGCGGCATCCTTGATGCGGTTCATGGCCAGCTGCATCTGTGAGGCAGTGGTCTGCTGGCGGCGGCCGAACTCCTCTTCCAACGCCGTGTTCTGTGACCAGCCCTGCCCCGCGATTTTCAGTGAGTCTGCCAGCTGGTCTTGGGCGTTACCGGCCCCAGCCGACGCGCCGGCCAGACGTTTCATCGCATCGGTCTGATACTGGCCTTTGATGCCCATCTGGTCGAGAAGTTTCGACACGTCCTGCCCGGATTTGGAGGCGCGCCCCAAACCTTCGATGAGGGCGTTTGTTGCCCCGGCGGCGTCGGTCTGCCATGCTTTTTTGAATTGGGCTGCCGACATTCCCGAGACTTGCGCCATGGTTTGCAGGCTTTGCCCACCGGAGCGCACGGCCTTGTCAATTTTGATCCAGTTGCGGGACATGGCTGTGCCGCCCGCCTCGGCGTTGATGCCCACCGACGCCATGGCGGCTCCGAACGCCATCACCTGCGGTTCGGACATGCGCATCTGCTTGCCGGTGCCGGAGAGCCGCTGACCCATCTCGACGATGTCACGTTCAGTGGTGGCAGAGTTGTTGCCCAGGTCGACGACGGTGGCGGCGAGCCGGTCCACGTCCTTGGGGGCGGTGCCCATGACGTTCATGAACTGGCGCAGGCTGGTGGCCGCCTCCTCCGATGTCATGTTGGTTGCGGTGCCCAGTTTGACCATCGTCGAGGTGAACTTGGCCACATCCTGCTGTTTCACGCCCAGCTGGCCGGCTGCCTCGGCGACACCGGCGATCTCCTGATGCGACACTGGCAGCACGCTGGTGAGGGAGCGCAGCTGGCCTTCGAGCCGTGCATATTGTGCCGGGGTGGCGTCGACGGTTTTCTGCACACCTGTCCAGGCGGATTCCCAGTCGACGGCGGCCTTGACGGCCCCTCCAACACCTGCTGTGACGGCCAAACCGGCTTTGGTGGATGCGGATGCCATCCGGTCGAAGTCGGCGCCGTGGGCCTTGACTTGGCTTCCGAGCTGTTTGGAGGCGGTGGCTGCACGGGCCATGGCGGCGGTGAAGCCGTGCGTGTCGGCGTTCAGCTTCACTGTCACGGTTTTGTCAGCCACAGCGTCTCCTTCATGTGTGGTGTGTCACTGGAATTGTTTTGCCCATTCGGTGATGTGTTTCCGGTCGCCGTGGATCCAGCGGCGGGCTCTCTCCGGGTCGGGTTTCTGGTCTGTGTGGCCGTCGCGTCGTGCCTGGGCCACCTGATCCCGGTCCAGCGCCTGCAGCGATGGGCAGGTGATGGCGGCTCCGGTGTAGTCGGCTGCGGTTTTTCCGTCATGGCTGGACATGGGCTGGCCGCATCCGGGGCACAGGGTGGCCTCGTAATCGTCGAGGGCGTCGAGGATGGCGCGGTCCTCGGGGGTCCACCGGGGTCCGGTGTCACGCCCCCAGTAGACGGTTGGGGCTATGGCCCATTCCTTGGCGTGGTCGATGTCGCGGCGAATCTGCGGATCGGTGACGGCCCTTCTCAGAAAGGGAGGTCGATTGTTTCCGTGCATGCCTCGATCGAGGCAGCCCAGCAGCGTGACACGTCAGCCGGGGGAAGATTGTCCAGCAGACGGTTCAGGTCGTCTCCGCTGATTCCGGCGTCCTCCCCGTCGATGGTGGTGGCCTTGGTGAGGCAGGCGCGGGGCAGCCTGACCTGTTCGATGGTGGCCCGCTGCTCCTCGTCGTCGATGCGGCGCAGCTCGTCGACGAGATCGTTCCATGCGGTGGTGGTCAGCCCGGTGAACACCAGCCGGATCGTGGCATCAGCCAGCCTGCCCCGGGCCGTCTTCTCGCTCTTCACGGCGGCGTTGAGGCGTTTCTTCACCGCTGCCGCCTGCCCGATGGTGCCTCCAGACCCATTGTCGGTGTCGTCGGCTTCCGCCTGGGTGGCTGTCAGCTCTTCGTCGGCCTGTTTCCACGCCTGGGCGGCTTTCGGGTCGAGGCAAATGTCCACATGCTTCGTGGGACGGTTGAGGCCGGACACATAGTCCTGCATCAGGGTGCGCATGTCGGGGGTGGGGGTGCCAGTCATGAGGGGTCTCCTGTGTCAGGTGTGGGTGCCGGAGGGGTGAGGGGGTGGCCTTCCAAGTCGGCACCCTCAAAGTCTTGGAAGGCCACCGGTCTCACTGGGCTGGCTGGGTCACCTTGCCGTTCAAGGTGCGGCCGGTCACAGACCAGCCCACATTCATCGTGAACATTTCACCGTCATCGGTGGACAGCTTGCCCGGCGTCTTCGTCTTCACCGTCGACTTCCAGGCGTAATACTTCTGTCCGGCGGTGATTTCCGATCCGGGCTTCACATTCGGGAACTCGACGATGATCGTGTGAACACCCGGCTCCAGGCCGGCGATCACCTCGTCGTCCTTCTGAGGGTCGTCGATGATGATGTCGGTGTCAGACAAGCCGTAGGTGACAGGGCCGGGTCGCTTACCGGCGTCACGGCGGCAAATACGCTTGTCCTCCGACTCGGAGGCATCCGAGGACGACTCGAACGAGCGCAAGGCACAGGTGATTTCGGTGCCCGCCTTCAGCTCGGTGACGGTTGCGGCATCCAGCTTCTTGATCGAGGGGACCAGCATCAGCTTGGAATTCTCGATCGTTTCGATGCCCTCAGGGTTGTACACGGAAACAGGCATGGTCACTTCTCCTTCTTGCTGGTGGATGTCTGGGTGGTGTTGCGTGGTTTGGTGGGGAGGGGGCGGCCTTGGTTGTCGCAGGCGGGATGCCCGTTCAGGATCCTCGCCCCGTCGGGGATGGCGTTGGAGGGGACGGTTCTCTGGCAGGTGGCGTCGGCGATACGCACCCAGTCGGTCATGGGATTCTCCTTGGTGTGGTGATGGTGAATTCTGTGGTGCATGTCCAGCATGTGTCGGTGAGGTCGCCGCGGTCGGCGAGGATGGGGCCTCCGGCGGTGTGTGTGAGACGCCAGCCGTCGATGCGTGCCCCGTCTAAGACGTCGACGACACGTCGGGTGTGGAGTCGGCAGCCTGCCGGATTGTTGGACACGCACATCACGTCGATGGTGACGTGCCACAGGGGACGATCCCCCAACGTTGTTGTGAGAGCAGCGCTCTGAACGGTGACTACCGTGTACGGATAGTCGGGGTCGCCGTCGATGCGCTGATCGAACACGGTTCCCGGTGCCAGGCCACAGATGGCGGTGGCGATGTCGTCAGTCAAACCATCCACCTCCAATCTGTTCCATGGCGCGGACGAATCCGGGTGTCACCTCGTCCAGCGCGGGACGCATGAACGGTCGTGCCTCCATGCGCCGCGTGCCCCATTCAAGGTAGGGGGCATAGTTGGTGGTGGGTCCGATCTCGGCAGCCGTGCCGGCGGCAGAAATGCTTGTGTGGATGGAATTGCGGGTGGCCCCCGTGTCAACAGGGCAGCGCTGCTGGCTGGCCCGCTCCACCTCCGCCGCGGACTTGCGGACAGCCTCCGCCGCTTTCCGGGTGGCGTTTGCACCGGTTCGGCCCAGATCGGTGGATAGTTTGTTCAGCTGTGAGGTGTCGACGGTGAACGCCATGATCCCACCAAATACGCTTTCCTTGTGACTGCCCAGCTCTGCTGATCCACATCAACCACATACCAAGTTTTCATGTTGGCGGTGTCGTGTGATGCGGTCACGGTCACATGGTCTCCGGGGCGAATGTCCGTGTCGATAGGTGTTTTGCACACGTGGGTGGCAACCCGGATTGGATCACCCGCCGTAGAAGAATCGGATGCCTGCGCGTTGATGCGCTGCACCAAACATTCCGTGTCGGCGACGGGAGTCATGGTGTCGTGCTCCACGCCGGCATCGTCAATGTCCGTTCCGGTTTTCCGGGTGATGACGCATCGGTCGGTGTACAACTGTCGGTGCCAGCGGCGCGCCTCATCCACCAGGGCAGTCAACTCCACAGCTCCTCCTCCCACCGTCCCGTGCCGTCGCGATACAGATCTGTTGTTGGGGCATATGGCGGGTGGCTGTCGACCTGCAGCAGAGTGAACCCGTCACGGTGCGCATCCGCCCAAATCTGGGATCGGCGACGCCACATGGATGCTGTTTTCTCCCAGTCTCGGGGGTTGATGATCATGGTTGTTCCCTCGGAGGTGACGTGTGTCAGCTGGTCGCCTGCAAGGGAGGCTGCCAGGAGGGCGGCGTCGGCGGCGGCCCACCACGGGTCGAAGGTGGGATGCCACTCCGGGGTGTTGGGAAGATGGCCTTGATCGTCGGGGATGGCTGCAGAGTCGACACATTCAGACACCGCACCGGCTGGCAGGTCTGCGTCCTGCACCAGCTGGTTGATGAACTCGATGGTTTGCTGCTTGTCCACATCTGCCCCCGGGGATACTGGGTTTTAAAGCCCCTTAGAGGAACACCGTCTACCCCTGCATTTCTTGATGTTCCTCTAGGGGCGGCTTGCTACTCCGGTGTCAGGATCCGCTGCCTGCCGGGGCGGGAGCGTTGGCGGTCAGCTTCACAAAGTTTTCCGGATCATTGATGATGCAGCCGAATTCGGCCTCAGCCAGGATGCCGACAAGGTTGTTTTGCCACAGGGACACAATGTCGCCGCCGATCTTGACGGTGGCCTCGGTGGAAACCGAGTAGGTGATTCCACCTACCTGCCCCCAAATGACCTTGGACCAGTCACCGCCGTAGCCGATCACGGTCTTACGGTCAGTGGTGGCAACACCATCACCCAGGTAGGCGGGGCGTCCCAGCAGCCGTGCGGAGGCCAGGGCGGCATCATTGTAGACAGGTTCGGTCAGGATGGGCCGGCCCGTGGTGTCGTAGGAGCCGTTAAGCATGGGCTCTGCAGCGGAGTCGAACGCCCAGCCGGTGAGCTTGCGGCCATTCTCGACGAGCTTCGTGATTGCCAAATTCGCGTCCCCGTAAACGCCACCCTGGTTGGCAGAGGTTTTGCCAAGCTGCACCGTCTTCTTCGTCTCGTCCAGGTTGTGGGCGAACGGGGAATCAGTTCCGTGCAGCACGGCGGCGTCGAAGGCCTGGGCGAAAGACTCGGCAATGTCGGTCTTGAACAGGTTCACATAGTTGGCCGGGTTGGCACGCACCACCTCGGCAGACACGACGGTGATCGCGGCGAGCTTCTTCGGCTCCATCTTCAGCAGGCCCACTTCACCCTTGGTGACGGGCTTCTGGCCGGCTTCGGCAACCCACGATGCGGTGGGCTTGGATGTGACGATCGGCACGGTCTCCCCGGAGATGCCCAGCGGCACCTTGCGGGCGAGCTGCTGGACAACGGAGCGTTTCGCGGCCTCGTCGAAGAACGCCTGCGCCATGTGCGGCTGCAAATATCCGGCGAAATCGGTGGTGACGGTGGGCTTGGTGACAGCCATGTCTGGGTCTCCTTATCGGTGTCGTGACCCGACGGCAGCTGTGAGGGCCGCGGCGATCGGGTCGACAGGGTCAGATGTGGTGGTGGGGGTGTTGAGGTCGCGCATCCCGGCGGTCTTCGTCTTGAAGCGGGGGTGCTGCTCAACGAACGTGGTGATGGTGTCGGCGATCGTGTCCGGCGTCGCGTCGGAGATCACCTTGTGGAAGGCGGTGGAGTCGAGCAGGGCTTCCCGGTCCACACCGTCTGGCAGATTTTGCAGGACTGCCAGCTGTGTTTGTGCTGCACGGGTGGCCGCCTGCGACTCTGCCAACTGTCTGGTGAGTTGTTCTGGGGTGGGCTGCTCGTCTGGGGTCAGGCCCAGGGCTTTGCCGAGTCCGTCGCGGAATTCGGCGAATTGCTTTTCGAGCTGGTGGCGCTTGTCGCGTTCCCGGGCGAGGTCGGCTAGGACCGCGTTTTTGGATCCGCGTCCTTCACTGGCACTTGTTGGCGTCTCGCTGCTGGTGTCAGTGGTGCCGTTGTCGCCACCGAGTTTAGCATCATTGGTGGTATTTGTTTCGTCGGTTTCTGTGGTGGTGTCGTCCATCTCGGATTAACCTTTCATGTCGAGGGTTTATGGGGTTTTGACAGGGCCCACATGGTAGGAGTCTCGCCAGTCCTGCACTATTTTTCCGTTTTCGTCGCGTGACCAGTGGTGTTTGCGAATGGTCCAGTCGTCTACAGGGTATCTTCCGCCGGTCCAGGCGTCGTATCTTTTGGGGCCGAGAATGTTTTTCTGCATGGTTTCCGGCTGGTTTTGGAACCACTGGTATCCGGCGTCCTCGTCCAGTGCTGTGGGGGGTTCGTCGATGTCGTCAAACCCGAGTTGGCCCCATGTTTTGGTGACGGGGAGGCGGGAGCATCGGCCTTGGTGGTGGT